TCATGCCGCCCTCCCCGCATCATACGCGTCCCTAACGGTCTGGAGGATCGACCGCCGGTGCTCCCGGTGGCAATCGCTTTCCGTCTCGAGATTGCAGTCCACGGGGAGATCGTCGCGCAAGATCGGAATGCGGCCGTTGACCACATGCCAGCCACAGACTCCGCCCTTGGGATCGTTGGTACGAGAAACCGCTCCGAGCTTGCCGAAGAATTCCCGGATATCCGCCTCGATGACCTCGATCTCCCGAGCTTCAAGCTGCTGGAAAATCTCCTCGTTCTCTTCGTCGATCTTGGGCTTCTCCTTCGGAGTGAAACGGGCCTCGATTTCCGCCCGTAGAGCCTCGTCGACGACCCGGACCTCGACATTGTGCGGCCCGTGCTGCTTCTCGTCGTATCCGTCGATGTCGGTGAAGATGCGCATGCCGACCCGGGGGACGAAGTTCGGCATGAAGACGTCGTCGCGAAAGTTGATGTGCGACATGAAGATCGGCTTCTCACCGGGCTCCGGCGACCGCCCCTGCTGCTCCGGGACCAGGATACTGAAGGGCGTGATCCCGTCCCGGCTGTTCCATAGTTTCTCGGTCCGGCCGCGGGGGTCGCGGTACGTCATCAGCATGAACGCTTCGCCAAACTTCGTCTTCTTATTGATGGTCATGAGGAATCTCTTCTCCTGTCTGATTTGTGCCGCCCCATGGGCCTGTATTCGCCCGCGGTCGTCGGTGTGCGTTGTCGATTGTCCCAGATCGCATGAAAGCTGCAATGCCATCCGATGCGATCTGGCAGGTTGGGTCAGGCGGCTTCCTGATCGTCGTCGTCGTCGGTAACGAGGCTGTAGACAGCGACCCATCGACCGATATCGACGACGGAGATCGTCGTGGCGTCGAGCGGGAAATCGTCGGCGACCCGGGCGACGAAATCGACGACCGCGACGTCTTCGAGACCGACCTTGACGAGCCGGGAATCGGGGTGGCTGGCGCTCATCTCGGCTTCGAACGCAGCCACGGCGGCTGCATCGTCGGCGTGATCAGCGACGTCGTAGAGATCGCCGACACCCGCTTCCATCGTTCCTGTTGCGTATCGAGGCATATCGGTACTCCCTTGATTGTTGGTGGTCAGGCCATCGTTTCGTAGGTGACGATCTTCCGAAGCCCGAGACCGCCGAGGATCTTGTCGCCGGGTTCCCGCCTGCCGAGCAGGACGTCACCCACATACTGAGGCGAGACGCCATGCTCCGTGGCCCATGCCTGCTGCGATCCCGCGTTGGCGCAGGCCTGGCGAAGAAGGTCGCGGACGCCGGCGGCGGTCATGCTGCCTCATCTTCTTCGGGTTCGTCATAGAGCCGCAGCCAAGCCGCGTATCCGGAGTCCAGGACGACCCATTCGGTCCTCCCATCCCTGGCCCGGACGCGGGCGGTGTATTCGCCACATGCCTGGCACTTCCAGACTGCACCGACCCTCTGCTGGTTTACCTCAACCTCCTCCTCGCAGCCGCACCGGCAGGCATTGATGTGCCGATTTGTCATGCCGCGAGCCCCCTCTCTTTCAGGAACGCTGGGATCACCCTGCCCCCGGTCGGCTTCTCCACCACCGTCGCGTCGATCCGAACCGGACCGCTACCGATCAGCAGCTCGATGTCCTCAGCTACCTCCGCATCATCGGGAACGCGAACCCAGCGCCCGTCTTCGAGCGAAATCCCGCCGCCACCCACATCAAGCCAGCGAACGTGCCAGGCGTTTGGATCCGCCTTCATCCTCTCCACTTCAACGGTTCCCTCTAGACCGTCGAAGAGAACTACGACCCCGGCTGCACCGGTCTTCGTCTTCTGAGCCCGGAGCACCGAGCTGAATGGCAACGGAGCGCCGGGCCGGAGAGAGGCCCGCATGCCAGCTTCGACGATGGCGGCGGCGGTTTCCTCCTTCGGCTTCTCCTCCACCGCCTTGGCGATCGCCGTCTCGGCCTGCGCGGCCTCTTCCTCCGCGATCTCGTCGTCGTCCAAGAATCTCGCCGACTCCATCACCTCGACAGGCTTCTCCTCGACCACCGTCGGCGCCTCGACGACAGGCTCGATGGGGCCGTCATGCTGGGTGATCTTCGCCCACATTTTGCGGACTTTGGCGACGTCGTCGGCGTTGTACGTCAGGATGTCTTCGTACCTGCCGGCGTCCCAGATTTCCGCGACCATGGAGCCATCGATGTCGCTCTTGCCGCCCAGGCCCAGGATCTTGCCGAGGCGGTCCTGCGAGATGAATTTGCCCGCGCCTTCCCAGGCGGTCATCGTGTCGAACACCTCGGGCGACCACGGCCGCGCATGGAGAGGCCACCAGTGCGGGACGGTGATGTTGAGGACGATGGCCCTCTTCCAGAGCCACCTGAGATCGAAGCCAAGGACGTTGTGGCCGACGAGAACGGCGCCCGCGACGGACTCATAGAATGCGTCGGCTTCCTTGAAGAATCCGGAAATCAACGCCTTCTCGATCTCGATGTCCCAGCCGTCCGGGCCGGCAGTATGAGAGCCGACGATTTCGCCGTCGCCCTTCGCCCAGCAGATGGAGGCCAGGCGACCGAGACCGCCGTCGAGGCTGGTTTTGCGGATCGCTTCGAGGACGGCGGCCGGCCTCTCGTTCTCGATCCACGCAGCGATCGTCTCGGGCTTCTTCATGGTGGCGGGCGGCGAGACGCCGGCGGTGATGTCGGCGATCAGGGCCTCGTCGAGGGTGGGGAGCGTCTCGATGTCCCAAAAAATTTTGTCGTCGATCATGCTGCTGCCCTTTCCTCGACGACGGCGTCGTACCTGGCGAGCGTCACCAGACGATTCCGAACGGTCGAGATCGTCAGGCCGAGACGACGGGCGATCTCCGCCGTCGGGAACCCGGACATCGACAGTGCCCGAAGGTCGTCATCGTAGTGACGGCTCGCGGCGACGACGCGGGTGCTCTCGTTCACGGCACCGGTCGTCCGCACGTGATACTCGATGGTCTTCGGCGACAGACCCATGGCCCGGGCTATATCCGGGATCGCCCCGCCGGCTTCATACCGCTCGGCGATCTCGTCCTGCATCTCACCCAGGCGGCGTCTCTTGATGTACACGATGCCGTGGCGGTTCATGACGTGCTCGATCGATGCCCGCGGGCGACCGACAGCGGCGGCCATCTCATCATAGGACGAGCCATCGGCAGCCATACGGCGGATCGTGGCGATCTCGTCGTCTGTGCACCCACGCCGCACCGAGGCGCCAATGCCCAGTGCCGTGGTGAGCCGGTTAATGGTGGTCCTGCCGCGACCCGTAACGACCATGATCTGGTCAGTCGTCAGACCGGACTCTGCGAGTTCCCGAATCCGGACCTTTTCGTCGTCCCCGAGGGGGCGGTGGCAACCACCCATCCGGCCTGTATCCCTGATCTTCATTGCTGGCCTTTCTTCGCCCCAGTCGGCTTCCCGCCGACCGGTCATTGTGAACGCTGTTGTTGGTGTCAGTCGGCGCTCGATTTGCCGGCCTCGAACGCAGCCTTGATCGTCCGCAAGACCTCGCGACGGTGGCTCTTCGGCCACTCGTCATCGCGGCAATCGGCGATCAGCAGATCGCTCGATATCCGGACCGAGCCGTCGCAGATCAGCCACTCGTAGCTGCCCTCGCCCGGAGAGACTGCGTCGGGAAAGAACTCGCGTACGGACTCTTCCCGGAGAGCCTGCTCTTCCTGTGCGATAGCTTCATCGAGTGCATCGCCATCGAGACCGTCGAGTCTGGCGAGGATTTCCGAGTTCGTCATGATGTAGTCCTTTCGTTGTTCAGGCGGCTTCTTCGAGTGCAGCGAGATGCCGATCGACGCGAAGGATCGCAGCCTGCACCCATTTTCGATCCCGCCCAGTTCGCATTGCGATCTCCGGGATCGAGTGTCCCTGGCGACGCATGTCGTGAGCCTTGATTGTGTGGGCATGCGGCGGCTGCGCACGCATTCGACGAGCGCAGCGCGAGTTCACGATGCCTCGCGAGACTATGACGTAATAAACTGTCGAGACCGGCAGACCGACCGCGGCGGCGATCTGGGGTCGGGTCTCGCCAGATTCGAACCGATTGCTGATCTCGTCGATCGTTTCCTGCGAGACGGGCCTCCGGGACCTGATGTCCAAACGATGCTTGCGCAGGGAGACAGCGCTACCGCTCCGCCCGAGTTCGACACCGATCGCGGTCGAGGACATGCCGGCGGCGACCATCTGTGCGAGCTGCCTGTCTTCTTCTGCCGTCCAAACCTTGCCTGTCATGCTGCCCTCCTGCCGAGGAGATGCCCGGCAATCCGCTCGACGGTCGCTCTCGAGACACCCGCTTCCTCAGCGATCTGGCCAGCGGTCAGTCCGAATCGGGCGAGCTTCTTGATGTAAGGAGCATCGACGATCTCCTCGGCCGGCTCCGTTCCGACGAGGATCGCCTCGACGAGATACGGCGGCAGGCCGACCTGGCGTGCGATCCGAGTGACGCGCCAGCCCTCGCCGGATCGACGATGGCAGGCCTCTTTCGTGGCCGGGGAGACGCCGCGCAGGCCCATGACGCGAATGCGGTGCATGCGGGACTGGGCGGCATACTCGGTGACGCCGAGAGCGGCGGCGACCTCGACGCGGGTGCCGCCCGCGGCCATGATATCGACGATCCGCTGGTCGCGGTCGGGCGTCCACGCGAACTTCATGCCGCCACCTCGTCAGGCTTGCTGCAGACGCGATCGACGACGATGAATCTGATGCGGTCCCAATCCTGATCAGTCAGCTCGCCGACGAAACTCGCGAGCATCGCTGCCGTCTTGTGCCCAGTCTCGCTGCCCGGGCGAAGCTCATAACGGACGGGGTGACCATCCGCACCGGCCTCTGCCCAGCCAGTGGCCAGTCGGCACCTTTCCTCGACGGTCAGGACGCACGGTTCGACGAGTGCGGCGACGAGATCGATCGTCACCGGAGTCCGTCCGGACTCTGCGAAGAACAAGCTGCGCTTCCCGATCCCGGTTTCGGCTTCCCAGTCGTTTGCAGTCATGCCGCGCCCCGCTCTGACCGACGCGTGTGCTTTTCCGAATGCTGTTTTCATCTCCAGGCCTTTCTTCGCCTACCAGCCACGCTTCTCGCGACGCCGATTTTCGTACTGAGCGATCGCGACCTCAGTCTTCGACGCCCGGACGTTCAGAAATGCCGGACGCCTGGGCGCAGGACGCTCGCCATCACCCTGATCGAGGTCCGTCTCCATGTTCTGATCGCTACCTGTCTTCGTCGTCATCGTTACGCGCGCCGCTCGCATTCGTGAATGTTGTATTCACAGATTGCCTGATTCGCTGGCCGGTTCAATAGCACGACTTAAGACGATTTCCTTTTGACCCGCCTTTTTGAGCGCCTCTATGCTCACCGGCTCAACAAACATTGGGGCTGAGAGCAAGCAAACTTTTTTTTCGTCATACTCCCCGTTGCGGCTTTCATAAGCGGACTTCACGATCTGGGATGTCAAGATCCAGGACTTCATTAGAAAACTGGAATAAATTCGGAGGTAGGAATGGGAAAGATCGGGAGTTTCCTCAAGGCGATCATGCGGGCACTGCGGGCGACAGTGCTCGTTCCGGTCGCGGTCGCCGGCGGTGTCGAATGGATCTGGAGGTCGGTGTTCGGTGGCCCCGCACCAGAATTCGACACTGAGATTGTCGAGGTGCCGGACGCCAAAGAGGCGATGGCGGTGTCTTCTCTCACCGACGATCAACGAGACAGAGAGAGGTCGGCCCGGCAGACGGCCATCGCGCATGCGGCGCTGACCAGACTAGTGAAGCAGGCCTGCGATCTCATCGATGATGGGCAGGAACTCGACGATGCCTTCTTCGACGAGACCCACGACAGCTCATGGATCCTGCCTTGGGTCCGGAGCCTGACGGATGGCGACAGGCGCACGATCCGGCATATGCCGGAGGCAACGCTACTGGGTCACCTGTCCGGACACCGCGAGCTGCAGTGCCTGCCGTCGTACCAAAACATCGATCTAGTGGCCGCCCAGGAACGGATCGAGGCGATGCGGGAGGCGGAGAGGACCAAGGACTGGACTACTTGGGATCACTACTGCGAGCTGGTCGACGAGGCAGTCGAAAGGGACGACATCCACCTGATCGATCGCCGTGCGCTGTGGGTTGAGGCGCAGCGTCGGGCCGGCGTGCCGGAAGACGAGATCGACGATTATGGAATCTAGCGCTTGCTGGACTGCAGTGCGGTCAGTGCCGCCCGGTTCGCCGCGGCCAGTCGCCGGCGCAGGACCTCGTTCTCGTCGGCCAGGTCGTTTGCGCGCTTGGTCTCGCTCCGCAGGGCTGCGATCAGGCGGTCGATGCTGCCACGCGACGTCTGGCGGATGACACGGATGCGTTCCGGCTGCCGCTGACTGCTCCCGGTCGCATTCGCGGCGCCGACCAGCGCCGAGAAAATCCCTGCTTCCATTCCGTGGATGAAATTACGCATTCCCAGGCCTCCATCGCCGTGTGCCAACATCGGAGCATGAAACCATGAACGTCGCGTTAACGAAGAGGAAATCACCGGCACAGCGACGGGCAGAAGCCGCAGCCCGGACCGAGAGGTGGCGCGAGAAGAACAGCGGCCGGCCGGATCCCCGGCTGGTCGACCGCATGCTCCTCGAGGGGCTCTTTCACGTCCTCGGTGAGACGCCTGGCATGACGCTCGATGCCCGATCGCTGATCGTCGAGACCGTCGATGCCGCCGTCTCAGGCCTCAAGAGGAAGGGGTATCGTGGCGGCGCGTCTCGCCAGGCGGTCGGCCGGCGGATCAGCGACCATCAGGATGGACGCTGCGTCCGGGCCGCACTTTCCGAGAAGGCGATGTGGAGAGACTTGGAGGCAGCACGGATGGATACGGTGTGACCGATCAAAGTCCCCAACAGCCCCGTTACTTCGACGTACGGGGTGACACGAGATAGCCCTTGACAGCCGTCACAAAATGTTGGAGTGTAGCGTCAGACGCAAGGAGAGCACGGGCGATGAGGCCCACCGCCCCTCGCGTTGGTTGAACCAGCCCCGAGGCCCTCGTCGAAATCTCGGCGGGGGCCTTTTTCATCAACGACGGAGGGAGATGACCGATGCCATCACACAATGTTCTCGCAGCGACACGCGGCGACCTGGATCTCACCGGCGGCAAGGCGGCCATCGGCGACGGCCGGTTCGTGTCCGCGGCCACTCTCACGACCGTCACCGGCAAGGACGATCGGTGCCGGCCGACCCTCGAGGCTATGGTGCACGATCCGGCTGCCGGTCGCGTCTTCCGCGCCTCGATCACGTATCTCGAAGATGGGCTGCAGATCCCGACGCCTGGATATCCCGACGACGCCGGGTTCGAGGCTTGGGTCGATCGTCATGGCGAGGTCGCTTCCCGACTGACCGCGGCCAGGGAGGCCGTCCAGAGGGCTATCGAAAGCGGCGTCGTCGTGCCTCGTCCTCGGGAAGCGGTCTATGACACCGCCAGCCGAGTGCCGGCGGCGGTCGAGGGTGGCGATGACGCTTGATCCCCTTACCCTTTTCCGGTCGTTGATATCGCTTTGTGGCCTGACCCAGGCAGAAGTCGGCGAGGTACTGGGGAGAGACCACAATACCGTCCGCCAGAAAGCATCGGGCCATCGTCCGGTGGTCGACCGGGATATCGAGGTCCTAGCTGACCTGTGGCGTCGAATTGATGCAGGCGACGAAGGCCTGGAAGGGCGGCCGGCGGACCAGGCGGCGACGATCGCCTGGGTCCGGTCGAGGACGCCGTCGGACTGACCGGGATGACATAGATGGGGAATGAGAAGCCGCCGCAGGGAGACCGGGGCGGCTTCTTCGATTCAGGGGGTCTGAACTGTCAGGGGCCGTCGTGCTTGATCTGATCGGGATCCTTCGGGATACCGTCGAAATCCGGTGCCTGACCCTTATCGGCCTTCTTACCCTGGTCTCGTCCTTTGTCCTCATCCGTCGGCGGAACAGCCGGCTTGTCGCCATCCCATTTTCGGCGTGTATCTGACATGACTGCCTCCTCTTGTCGGGAAGGAAGCACCGGTCGCGGATGATCGTTCCCGGCGTTCCATTGCAGCGTCCATCCGTCCAACGAAATGGCCCCATCGGGGTGGAGAAATGGTTGGCGCGATGGAGGCCAATTGGACGCTCCATGAGGCTCCATCAGCCCCCAGAAATACTGGGTTTCGTCCAACGGGATTTCGATCGACGACGATGGACGGATGGAGCCTCCGAATTCGTTGTTTAGAGAGCCTCTAAAGTAGCGCTTTCGCCGTCCATGGTTGGACCGCAGGCGTGGGACGGATGGATGCCGATTTGGACGCTCCATCGTGCTCCATAGGCCCTTGTGGGACAGGGGCTCGCCATTTTCGGATGGAGCGTTGGATGGACAATTTTTGGAGCGGATACGCGGTATGCCGAGACAGGGATACGGGGTGACGCAGCAGATGACTTAAGAGATCGAATGACCATGCGATCACCTATAGCTGACCGGACCGACCGAAACGCTTTGAGGCTGCCATCCGATCACTTAAGCGATGCGACATACGCGCGTACGGGATTTATCTACTACGGAGTAGTAGATGACTAATACCTATCTATGATTCTTGATTCTGACAGTTGGTCTCGCCTCCGGCGAGCCCAGGGAGCGCCCTGCCGTGCAATGGTGGTGGCAGGCGGAGACGGGAGACATCGTGGGCGCTGCGCGCCAATCCCATCCCAAGGACACCGGAGGAGGATTATCACCGAACGTCGCCTGGGGATAGTCCACGGTCCGTGGCGGCGGTCTGAGCGTCCCAATCCTCGTCACGCCGGTCGAGGCCAACTGCGAACTGCCGCTTCCGGTGTCGCGAAAATAAATTTCGTCCCGCATGGCCGTCAGAAACGCCCCGTGTGGTGCCTGGATTTCCCGGATGGCTCCGCACTCGCCAACGGCCCGACCTTGCCACCAGAGACCCCATATTTCGCGTCTCAGGTGGTCATGACAATCGCGTCGTGGTTCCGTTCAGCCCGGACCACCTGCCAGAATAGCGCAGCTTGATCAACGCTTTAAGGGATCGCATATTCGTCTCGTCGGACAGGAACGACACGACAGGAGACCCCATGCGACCGAAGCGCTACGACCCCACCCCGAACCACGTCCTCGTCGATGAGGCGGACATGGCGACGATCCCCCAGGACGTCCTCGACGGCCTCGATGCTGCCGGCGTCGAGTGGCTGGAGGCAGGCACCGACGACCTGCGCGTCGGCGACGTGATCCGGGTCCGCCAGTGCCTCCCCGTCGTCGCCGGCCGGGGGTCGCACGGGCAGCCAGTTTTCGAGAGGACCGGAGGCTACAATTTCCGGCAGGTGAAGGTCCGCCGCGAATACCTGGCGGTCGGAGAGGTACAGCGCGTATACACGAAGGGGACACGGACGCCCGGGAAGACCGTCTTGATGGTGCAGTACGGGCTGCTGTGGGACTGCGACCACGACAAGTTGTCCCGCGTCTCGAGCGCCATGGCACAGAAGACGATCCTCGAGGCGAACAAGAAGCCGATCGGCAAGCGGCAGATCGAGGTCCGCAGGCTGCGTGGATCCGGTCCGACGAGGGAGGAGCGGGCGGAGATCGATGCAGAGACGCACAGCAAGATGGCTCGGGCTGGCATGTTCGCGAATCTCTGGGAGACCGTCCCGACTTCGGCGATCGTCCTCTCTGGCAATCCGTACATCGACGAAGACAAGCGCACGGTGGTCACCATGACCGACATCGAGGCCTGGCTTGACGGGTCGGTCGAACCACCGGCCTGGGCGATGAACGTGCTGATGAAGCAGCGGGACAAGACGGACGGAGGCGATCTCCCCGCCGGTCTGGCTGCTGCCGTCGATGTGACCCCGACCGAGGTTCCGCCAGCGGCCAAGGTCGAGACGCCTCAGGGGTCGGTGACGGAAGCCCATCCCGCCCCAGTCGCGGATGTCGAGGATGCCCCGGCGATCGACGAGGACGTGCGTGATCCCATCGTGGACGACGATCTCCCGCCGCCGCCTCTCGCCGACGAATACGGCATACCGGCGCTCGTCTCACAGCCTGACGAGTACATGTCCGATCCCGACGATGACGATGCCGACTGGGAGGACGCGGCATGACTGACGATCGACAGCTGCCGCTTTTCCCTACACTGGAACACTCGCCTCACGCGTGCGCCCGTGCTATATCTGGCGCACGCGCCGCATGCGGCGTCTATCAGCATACCTCTTTGCCGGCCGGGGCGAGTCCTCGCGCCGGCAATCTTTTTGAGCTGTCTCCCTACTACCAGGCGCTCTACCGCTTCCACTCTCAGTTCGGCGAAACCGAAGGGCTGTGGGAAGAACTCGTTGAGGAGCAGCGGGCAGCGGAAGCACACGAAGCCAAGAAGGCCGAAAGGTCCGCCGCTAAGGCCGAGGCCGATCGCATTGCCGCCGAGGCAGAGGCCAGGCGTCAGGCGGCGAGCCAGGCCGCTTGGGATGAGTACGCAGCGTTCCGCGAGGATGCCCTCGCCTACCTGTACGAATAAATCTTGCCGACACCCCGTGAAAAGGGGCCACCGCACATGATCCGATCCCTGCCACACAGGCGGGGACGGCATGGTCAGAGACGACACCCTTATCGACATAAGCGGGCTGGACGAGATGGAGGAGCGCTTCCTTCGCCTCGGAAAATACGCTTTCGCCGATGCTCTTCAGACCGCCGTCAACGACGTTGCAATGGCGTCCGTGAGGCAAATGGAAGGCCGCTTCGACCGTAATATTGAAGGCGGCCCTTCCCGATTCACGAAGATCAAGCCGGGCAAGCGGTCGTCGTCTGTCATCGCGAATACCAGGCGTGGCGCGACCAAGGGTGTGGCCGAGGCTTCCGTCGCGGTCAGGCCCATGCAGGCCCGCTATCTCCAGTTCATGCTGGGCGAGCGCGACGAGAGAGAGCCCGGCATCGCGGGCGTGGCCGACGCATACAATTTCATTCCCGTTTTCGAGCACCTGAGGGCCTTTGGCATCAGGAAGACGAAGGCTGGCGGCCTGCCTCGCAATGCCCTCTCCAAGCTCGTTGCCAAGGCCAAGCAGGGGCAGGTCGGCGATGTCGAGAGAGAACGGGGACCGGACGGCAAGCTCTTGGCGACCACTGAGGGCGACAGGACGGCCGGCGCGCCGTTCTTTGGTCGCCCTCGTCGGAAAGATGGAGCGTTCTCTCCTCTAGGCTTCTGGCGTCGAGGAAAGGACCGGGGGCACCGTCCCCTGCCCCTCGCCTTTGCTGTCGAGGAAAGCGATTACGGGAAGAAGGATTATTTGGTCCCCTCTTGGAACAAGAGCATCGACGTTGCCGCCAGCGGGCTGCAGGACAGGCTGAGAGAACGCCTGGAAGAGATCCTTGCGGACATGCGCCTGGAGAGGACGGCGAGAGCAAGTAGGAAGAACGCCAAGGCCCGCGGTGAGAGGAAGCGACTGCAGGAGTGGAAGGCTCAGGAGATAGCCGCCGGTAGGTTGCAACCGTCCAAGAAGGGACGGAAGAAGGGATCGAAGAACAAACCCAAGGTGACGCCATGAACGCCCATAAAAAAGGGGCTGGAGAGGCGCCGAGAGGCCGGGGGGACCCCACGACCTCTACAACCATGCGGGGAAGTTCGCGCCTATTTAGCGTTTACACTTACGGCGATTTTCGATTCGACCCCGCAGCACCCGCAGCTTTTTCCCCTCCGTCCGGCGACCCCTCTCTCCGTAGGAGAGAGCCCTTCGGGATTCGGCTCGACGGGCCTGCGGGATTGCCCCCTATTGGAGCCATGACATGACCCGCAGGTTTCGCCCGATCGGATCGGGCAAGCGATCGACCGCCGATGCCGTCGAGGCCGCCGCCGAGCGATCCGAGAAGTCTGGTCGCGTCGTCTCGATCGCCGAGTTCTCCCGCGTCACCGGTTTCGACCGCGGCACTCTCCGGTCGTGGATAGATCGCGGCTGCCCGACCGAATCCTCTCCGACCGCGAAAGGCGAAGCGATCCTTGTCGATATCCGCGCCGTCTGGAAATGGCGCGAGGAGCAGGTTGCCCGTGAGACCTCGTCGAGATTCGCCACTCCCGACGGCGACGAGCTGGGCGGCGAACCGATGAAGCCGGCCGATCTGTTGAAGCTGGAGCAGATCAAGCAGACCCGCCTAAAGATTGGGCGAGAGGCCGAACTCCTCGTTCCGCGGATCGCCGTGGAATACATGATCGAGCGAATGCTGGGTCTGATCCGTCAGGCGGTGTTCGGATTGGGCGACGGCATCATCCGCGACTTTCCCCACCTCGACGATGCCGAGCGTCGGCGCATGCTGACGAAGATCAAGACCAGCTCCGTCGCCGCACTCAAGGAAGGCGCGAAGTCGGTCTCCGAGTTCTTCGATGACGAGGCCTTCGAGGAAGACATGAAGAGGGAGCTGGGGCTGTGACCGCGCACCGGGCGACCCGCACCAGAGTTGCCGACGACCCGGACTTCGTTGCCAAGCTCTTCGACCTCGCGGCGACCGGCACGGACATCTTCCGGGGGTCCTTGTCATCGGCCGTCGATGCCTTGATTCCGAACATGCCGACGGACGTGGTGGACTGGACGCGGGACAACCTGGTGCTGCCGTCGGCGGCATCGGGCGGGCGGTCGGGACCTCTCGAGTTCTCGCCGATCCAGGCCGCCCTGGTGCGCCTGTGGCAGGAGCCCGGCATCCGGCAGGTCACATTCAAGAAGCCGCCGAGGTTCGGCAGTTCGCTGATCAACGCCGCCGGCGTCCTCTATTACGCCTGCCACGAAGGCCAGGACGTGATCTTCTACGAACGGACGGACGACGATTGTCAGGGCTTCCACGACAAGATGCTCTATCCGATCATGGAGGAGAGCACCGATATCAAGGCGATGAAACGGCCGGACGGCCGGCATGGCGTGCAGGACGCATGGTCCGATATCATCCTTCGCAATGGCGCCTCGATCCAGCTCCGGTCGGTCGGCAAGAACGGGTCGTTCCGTCAGATCAAGGGCTACTTCATCGCCTGCGACGAAGCCGGCGCTCCCGACTGGCGCGACAAGTCCAAGAACTCGGAGGGGTCGAAGCTCAAGCTAGTCAAGCCGAGAGCGCAGCAGTTCGCGACGCCGGTGATCTACGTCGGCGGCACCCCGACCCGTAAGGGGCTCTGCACCGTCTCCGAGGAATACGAGAAGTCCGACAAGCGCGAATACCGGATGCCGTGCCCCCGGTGCTCCGAGGTCCTGCAGTTCCACCCCGATGTCCGCCAGGCTCCGGACCGCCAGACGCAGATGGGCGCGGGACTGCGGTACACGCTCGACGAGGCGGGCTACGTCGACGACGCTTGGTACGAATGCGGAGCCTGCGGCGGCCACATCGAAGAACGCGAGAAGATCGGCATGATGGAAGCCGGGGCGTTCTTGAAGACGACAGTCGGGGAGCCAGGTCATGCCGGGCTTCATATCTGGCAGGCGTATTCGACCGATCCGCAGGTCACCTGGAAGCATATCGCCTGGGAGCAGAAAGCCACGGAGACCGATCCGGAGGCCCTGCAGCCGTTCGTCAATCTGTGGCTTGCCGACACGTTCGAGCCGCCGGTGCAGCGCGTCGTCGAGATCTCGGAACTTGAGAAACACGCCGAATCGTGGGGCGACGCGGAGGCTCCCGAATGGGCCGAGTATCTGTTCGCCGGCATCGACGTGAACGAAGGCAACGACACGGAGAAGACGCAGAAGGACGGGCGCGTCGAGATCGTCGTCGTGGCGATGGGCGCGAACAAGCGGCATGCGGTCATCGATCACATCGTCATCGCCAGGGAGGAGATGGTCGACGAGCACGGGGAGATCCGGGACATCTACATCCCGCCCATGTCGACCAGGTCCGAGGCTCTCATCCTTGAGGCGGTGACGAAGCGATATCGCACAGAGGACGGACGCGAACTCGGGATCCGTCGGACGTTCATGGATTCGGGATATCTGAACAAGGAAGTCCTGGAATTCGTGAACTCCCCCGACGCCAAGCGGGCAGGCATTCGTGCCATCCGCGGCGCCCGGGAGCTGAGTGGCCGACGTCCTCTCCTGCCGATCAAGGAATCATATTCGAAGCAGCGGAAACGTCCGTTCTTCTGGATCGGCACCCAGGTCGCGAAGGATACCGTGGGCCGGCAGATCAAGATCCCGGCGCCGGCTCCTGAAAGCTGGGTCTTCGCGAAGAAGTTCGGTGAGGCCTTCTACAAGTCGTTTCTGGCCGAGACCCTGATCGAGACGCAGCCAGGCGTCCGGATGTGGAAGAACCTCAACAAGAAATCGGAAACCGGCGAGGTCTGGGACTGCGTGGTCTACGCCGTCGCCGCCGCTGCCTGGGAAAAGCGGGAGAATGCACGGGTGCGCGATGTCCTCGATAGAATGGACGAGCTGGCTGTCCAGCAGGCCCTCTCCCGCCAGGCCGAGGCAGCCGAACCCAAGATCAGGCCGGCTCCCGAAAAAGTTTGCGGACCCCCCGTGAAAAGGGGCCACCCGCCGTCCGAAAATCCCTCGGATACGACTGCGCCGGCCACAGGCGAGCGCCCGCGTTTCCGTCTCAAAGTCCTCGATCCGGGGAAGACACGGGACGCGGGTGCCGCCACGCCGGCTGCGAGGGAAAAGACGAGGTCTACCGGTCCGGTGGCCCGCGCCGAGGGGATCTGGTGATGTTCCACTTCTGGTCAGCTGACCAAGTGAAAACTGCGATCATGCGCATGGAAGAGCAGCTGACGACCGGCGCTAGCCAGATCGCGTCCCCGACTGAAGGCTCCGCCACGCTGCTGTCTCGGAACCAAGCCCTGAAGACCCTCGACGACCTGTTCTGGGCCTATGAGGCGAAGACCGGCGAGAAGATCAAACGCCGGCCGTCCCCCGGCATGAAGGTCTACCAGATCACAGTGGATAAGGATCGGCACTACTAATGTCCGAGATCGTCGCCGAAAAGCCTCGCGTCCGCATCCCGGCCGGCCGCTCCGCGTTCCGCGGGTCGATGTCTGTCCCCCGCCCCTATGACGTCGTCGGCCATCCAGCGGCTCCGAAGGCGCCGACCCTGGGTCCAATCCAGAGCGCCAGTTATCTGCGCGACATGCAGAAGCTCGCCCGTCACCTGTACCGCAACGACGCCTGGGTGAGATCGCTGGTCCGGACTCTGTGCGACATACACGTTGGCGTCGGCCCGGAGCCGGTTTCAAAATTCCGGGATCTTGAGGTTCTGTGGCGTCAGGCTTCCCGCGACTTCGACAACCGCGGCGTCCGGTCATTTGGATCCTGGCTGCGCGAGGACGTCTATCGGAACCGCATCGTCGACGGCGAGGCATTCATCCGCCGGCGCCTGCGCATCGGGCGGCCGGCCGCCTCCCGCCTGACGGTCCCCTTGCAGTTCCAGGCACTGACGTCGGAATACGTCCCTGTCGACCACGACCCGGTGGGATTCGGTGACTACCGGTTCCGTGCCGGCGTCCTGACTCAACTCGATCGCCCGGTGGCGTATGCGATGTGGCCGTCCAATCCCCTCGATCCCGACAGCATCGGCATCGACACCAGGCCGATGCAGATCCCCGCCGACGAGGTCTTCCACGTCTTCGATCCCATGACCGGCGGCGTCCGTGGCGAGGTCCTCCTCGCTGTCGCCCTGCTCCGTGCTCTGGCGATCGCGACCATGGAAGATGCGGAGCGGCGCCGGAAGCAGATCGCGTCGATCTTCAATGTGTTCTTCAAGCGCACCGTCGATGCCGCCGCCGGGGACAATGCGGACGCCCTGCCGGATGCGGCCAGGGTCGACGAGATGATCCGGTCCGTCACCCTCGGGAGCGGCCTGGCTTTCGAACTGCCGCCGGGATTCGAAGTCGAGACAACCCAGCCGAAGGACGAACCCGCCCTATTCGAGAAGGCGCTTCGCTTCCAGATCCTGGCGATCTGCGCCGGCGTCGGCGCCCCGGTCTGGGAGGTCACCGGCGATTACAACGACGCGCCTGAGAGAGCCATGCGTCTGGCCGGTGCCGCCGTGAAGCGTCGTGCCGAGATCGAGAGAGATGGCCTGGAGCACCAGGCAATCAATCCGGCGTGGAGAGCATTCGTAGACACCTGCCAGGCGACTGGGCTGTGGTCGCCGCCGTCCGGGACGAAACCGTGGGAGCCCTACGAAGTCTCCTGGAACTGGCCTGTCGTCCAGAGCGCGGCGTTGACCCAGGAACTCAACGTCATGTTGAACGCCGCCGATCGTGGCGTCGTCCCGCATTCCTATGTCACCAGGGCCTACTTCGGCATGCGTCCCGAGGAAGTCGCAAGGCAGCAGGCCAAGGATCTGGCACGGGCTCGCGAGAACGGGCTGCAGTGGTCGGATCCGCTCTGGGATCCGGAGGCGTCAGACACGACGGCGTCGATCGCCGCCGAGGCAGCGGCTGAGGAATCGTCGGAGCGCAAGACGGTCGATCAGGCCGCCAAGGACGCGTCCGTCCTCGACTGAAAAAAAGTTCGAGGACACCCCGTGAAAAGGGGCCACCAAACACGCGAGAATCCCGGAAATTAAGGCGTTCCCGGGGTTCAAGAATTTTGTCAGACGCGGTCATCAAGCTCGAAGACGTCAACCCGGAGCATCGGTTTGCTCCGGAGGTGTCTCGCGGCGTCCGTGCGGCCACGACGCAGATCTCGTCCTGGTCCGAGGAAGACCGCTCCTTCGAGTTCGTCCTGGCGACCCCGACACCGGTGATGCGCTGGTATCGCGACCTGGACACCTACGAACGTTTCCAGGCCGAAGAGGTCCTGCCGATCGAGACCGCGGTGCTGATGTCTGAGTCGGGTCGCAACGTCCCGATCCTCGACAGCCACAACATCTGGTCGGTCGCGTCCGTTGTCGGCACCTGCACGGAGATGCGCCGGGAGAACGGCCAAATCGTCGCCAAGGGCCGCCTCTCCGGCATGGAGTCCTGCAAGGATATCGTCGTCGGTGTCCGCGAGGGTGTCCTGAACAACATCTCCGCCGGCTACTCCGAGTGCGACTTCGAACTCGTCACCGATGCAGCCACCGGCCGTCGCACGATGCGCGCCAAGCGCTGGGTGATCTACGAAGCCAGCCTTGTGCCCGTCCCCGCAGACGGCAACGCCAAGACGCGTTCCGCGCACGATCTCGTCGTCGATTGGCGGCGCTCCCAGACAAACAACGAGGATTCCGACATGACCGAAGAGCAGGTCACTGCCCTGGCCACTGCGGCCGCCCGCGCCGTTCTCGACGAGGACCGCAAGGCCCGCGAGGCTGCCGAAGCCGAGAAGCGCTCCAAGGAGAGCACCGAGGTCACCAAGACCCCGACTGCTCCGGCCACCGGCGAGCGCTCCGCCGAGGACACCGCGGCAATCGCTGGTCTGCGCTCCGCCGCCGTCTCTTACGGCTGCGAGGCCGGCTTCGACGCCATGGACAAGGCCGGCGCCACCGTCGCCGAGCTGCGGTCCATGGTCGCCTCGGGCGCCCGCAAGCACAGCAACACGCCGGACATCGACGGCGGCTCCTCGATGGGTGGCTCCCGCCACGCTGAGCAGCTGCCCGACTTCGGCACGGCCTTCCGCTCCGCCTTTGGCGGCGGCACCAAGTAAGGATCCAAGAACATGGCTTATCAGCGCCTTCGCGAACCGTTCCGCCCGACCGAAGCTTTCCACTACGAAGTGGACGTCTCTTACTGCCGTGAGGCGGTGGAGATCACCGCGCCGGCCGGCGGTGACGTCATTCCCGGAACCGTCTGTGCTGACGAGGCCGGCGACTTCATCGGCATCAACATCGAGCCGGTGTTCGCCGGTGAGACGACCGAAGTAGCGGCGCTCGTCCGTGGCCCGGCCATCGTCAAGGCTTCCCGCGTCTTCTTCCCGACCGTCCTCGACGAGGCCGATGCCGTGGATGCAGCCGCGACGGCCGATCTCGAGGTCTCGCTCCGCGCCGGCATGGCCGCGGCCGGCATCCTCATCCGCTAACCGAAAAATACAGGCGTCCGGGGGTTTGGGCGCCGTTCCCGAGGGGTAAGAAAATGTTCGATGATATCTGGGACGGCACCGCCTTCACGCTGGTGCAGATGGTTCAGTCCATCAACCGCGCTCCCTACGTCCCGTCCGTTCTGGACCAGGTCATCCCCTGGGAAGAGATCGACTGCCCGACGCCGGACTTCGCGCTCGACATCACCGACACCGGTGAGATCGACATCGTGCCGTCGGCGCCTCGCGGTTCGCCGGGCGACATCATGGACGACGACAAGGCAGAGACGGCCAAGTTCCCGATTCCGGGCTACGCCAGGCAGGCCTCCGTCTACAACCACGAAGTCCTCGGCGCCCGCCTTCCCGGCGGTGCCGGCCTGCGCACCGTCCAGAGCGAGCGCGACCGCAAGACCGCCAAGCTCCGCGCACAGTTCGGCCTGACCCTGGAGCACCAGCGTTCCAAGGCCCTGACCGGCGTCATCACCGACAAGAACGGCAAGGTCTTGGTGAACACCCTCGACCTGCTGGGCGTGTCGCAGCCGAAGGTCGAGATCACCTTGGGTGACTCCGCTGAGGACCTGTCCGACCAGCTCGTCGATCTCAAGGAGATGACCGAGGACGCTCTCGGCGCATACACGCCCGAGCGTTATGTCTGGCTGCACGGCCGCAACGTGAATCAGCTGGTCCGCAAGGACGAGGGCTACAAGAAGTTGGTGACGCCGCCGACCGACTATCGCCTGACCACCGGCGACAATCGCGGTCTGAACGGCGCCAAGCTGATCCAGGACAATGTCTGGGTCACCAGCTACGCCCGCGCCGGCTTCTTCGATCCGGACAAGAGCTACCTGATCCCAATTTTCCAGGGCTGCGCCAAGACGGTCTTCGGCCCGTCTTCGAGCGAGCAGTATCTCGGCCAGGTCCTCCCCTTCTATCTCGACAAGAAGAAGATGGACTTCGACGAGGGCCTGCTGATCCGGGGCACGATGTACGCGATGAACTACTTCACGCGTCCCGAGTGCATCACGGAGGTGACGATCAAGCCGTAATCGGCCTGGTCCTGAAATTCCCGGCGCGGAGGGGTTCGGCGCCGGGATGCATGCTGGGCGGGGCGCGTTCCTGTCCCTGTCCCGTCCAGCTCTCCCCTTTCTCATTTCGAGGTCGTAGCCAGTGTCGTCGAAGCTTCGCCAGCCGCTTGGATATTCCGGCCACCCCTACCAGGGTGCGCTGCCGCTCGACGGTGCGATCCTCGACCGGGTGACCGTTGGCGCGACGTGGACGGAGATCGATCCCGCCGGCCGCGACCTGGTCGTTCTCCGGGTGCCGACCGAGACGAAGCGCGTCCTCCTCCTCGTCTCCGATTCCGCTGTCGATCGCGAGGGCATCGCTGCCGTCGAGGCTGACGGCGGGTTCACTTTGGACGCGGGATATTTCGAGTTCTGCACCGATCGCGACGGGACGGCATACGACCGCTACTGGCTCGCCATCGACCCGACCGACGCGTCCGATGCCGCTGCCCAGGCAGTCGTCCAGGTCATCAAGGCGGGGGCGCGTTGATGTTCTATCGTCCCCTGCCCGGCGCTGGTGGTGGTTCCGCCGGTCCTGCTTATGACGACACCGATCTCCGCAATGCAATCTTCCGCGATGATGGTCCGTATGTCGCTGCCCCGCTTCGTTCGGGAGAGACCGCGACCTATCGCGTCACCGTTCCTTTGGGATCCGGAACTTTCCGCGACCTTGGGCTGACCGAATCCGCAGATTTTATCGTCGCGGCCAGCGCAACGACGGTGACCATTCCGGTCACTCCAGACGACTCGATCGGGAGCTTCATCCAGGCTCTTTTTCTTAGAGTGAAAGCGCCGATCGGGTTCGCTTGGACTGGCGCCGGCTTCCCCGTTGAGTTCACGTCCTCAGGTGGAGCGTTGGCATTCACGCCGAATCCGGTGACCAAAGCACTTGGCCTGGCGACTGGTGGCATCACCAGCCGAATTCCTGCGATCTGGCAGGGTGGCGAGATCCTCCGGGTGCCCGAGGACTTTCAGACACTGGAAGCTGCCTTGGCGATGGCTGGCAGCCGCTTTGCGCTGCCGGGTGCCTTCGTCGATGTCAGCGTCGCAGACGGACGTCATGAGCGGACGGCGACGATCAATCTCGACAACGCCCGGTTGGGTCATGTCCGCGTCCGGGGCAGGTCGGCGCCCGATGTCTGGACCGGGGCGGCTTCTTACACGGTGTCGGGGTCGGCAAAGGCTTGGTCCGTCACCGTTCCCGTATCGACTGCGTTCGCCGCACTGTGCGTGGTCGACGACTTCATCCTCGTCGAGGTGACCTCGAATTACGGCAGCGAAGTCAACAGAAACTGTCTCCAGGGGTATTTTCGGGTCACCGGCAAGACCTCTAACTCCGTGACCCTCTTCGTCACTGCCTACCCGACGCTGAGTGGCGCTACGGCTAACCTGAAGATGACCCGGTTCCGGTCTGTCTTCTGGTGCGTGGATGTCGAGTTCGCGACCGCGGCCGACGCCGTTCTTCCGGCGTTCGAGAATCTCGGGATCGTCCGGTCCACTCGCACGACCACCTGGACCGCGATCAACTTGGTGCGGTCCAAAATGGCGAACTCCGCCGACTTGGCGATCGCGGATTTTGGATACTCGTTATGGCTGTCCGGCCCCGGCTGCGAGTTCCGTGGCCAGCTCGTCGTGGGGACTGGATCTCCTGTGATCTACAACGATGCGGTCATGGCCCTCAGGCGCTGCGTTATCGGCGGCTGCAATGGCGACAGCGTGTCGATCGGATCAGGCGGCCGGTTTGTCGTCGATTCCGATACCCGGCATTCGTTCATCGGCGGCTCCAACAACGTTGGAATCTACGCCGGCAACCGCGGATCGTTCTTGATCCGGGGTGACGACATGAGGGTCGTTGGACAGTTCTCCACGTCGATTGTCGCGAACGACAGGTCGAACGGCCACTTGGGCCCGTCTGTTGCTTACGGCTCGATCTCGCCGGCGATCGGCGTGACCGGCAACAACAATTCCTCGATCACGGTGGGCTGACGATCATGATCATCATCGTCCATACCGCTGCTCGCGATCGCGTCCACGCCACGCATCTCGACCTCCAGTGGCCGGACATTGGCGGGTACTATCCCGGCGAGGAGTTCGCCTGCGGCCAGGTCGACGGCGATCTCGCTCCTGGCGACGATCTGCCGTCCGAGATCGAATGGGTCCGCCCGTTCGCACCGACGCCGGAGGCCTGATCACATGATCCGCGACCTCCTGGCCCGCACCGTGTCCGCCTCGATCATAGGCGTCGACGTCATCGTTTCCCTTCCCGGCGGCGACGTCCTGACGCGTGGCACGTGGACGACGCTCGATGAGGAGCGCGACATCATCGCCGGCGAAGGCAAGATCGGCGCAACGGTCCTCCGCACGCCGATCGCCTCGCTTCCGTCCGAGCCGGAGAAGAACACCAGGATCACGGTCGATGGCGACGTCTACAAGGTCGACAACATTTACCGCCGGGGGGCGAACTTTTTGATCGATCTGAAGAAGGTCGCGGTCCGATGAGTCACGTCCGCGACCAGCTCGTCGAGGCGATCTGCACCAGGCTTCGGACAGCCATCCCCGGGTTCGAGGGACGGGTATTCGCCGAAGGCTCCGGCTACCTCGACGACGCGGGCACGCTGATCGAATGGGACGAGAAATCGTATCCGACGGCCACGGTTTTCTCGGGTCCGACCCGGGTTTTCCCGATCTCGCAGCACGCTGGGTATCGCCTGGCCAAGAGGGAGCAGGAGTTCTCGGTGGCGCTCGGAGTCCGGGAATATGACGGCGAGGACTCCCTGGACGCGCTGTCGAGTCTGCTGGCTGCCGTCGAGGACGCGGTCCTGGCCGTCGAGGAAGAAGCATTCGTCGAGAGCGTCAACGTAACGACGATCTCGCATGTCGCACAGAGCGACGACGACGATGGGGGAATTTCGGCGACGGTCATCGGATTTGCCGCCGAATATTACACGCAACATGGAAATGCTGGCGAGTTCGTCGCTGGATAACGAAGGGGTTACTACTATGGCTGGATCGCCGATCGTCCGTCCGCTGGACAACAGCTTCCGCTTTCAGACCAAAGGCCAGTGGCTGATCAAGCTGCCGGGCTCGAAGACCTGGAAGAAGGCTGGCGACTACAACGAGTTCAAGTTCTCCTACAACATCGAGGAGAACGAGATCTACTCGAACGAATATCCGGAGCAGACCCTCGCGTTCGTCGATGTGACGAAGGCCGAGGTCTCGCTCGGATTCACGACGCGCATGATGACCGACTTCCTGCGGAGGGTGGCGTTCATGTCGAAGCCGGGCCTGACGTTCGATCAGGCTGCTGCCGACGCCGTCATCGACACCACCTTCGCCGCCGCCGGCGACGTCATCGAGGTCGCCCACCGCAACCTCACGAACGTCGCCCTGACGGTCAAGGACGAGCTGGATGCCGAGATCGATCTCGTCGAGGGGACTCACTATGCAGTGTCGGCCGCCGACGGCCTGATCGACGTCTTCGCCCTGCCGGCGGACGCTGCGGTCAACGAGAACGGCGAGGCCGAGGTCACCACGACCTACGACGCCGAGGCGATCGTCGGCCAGGTGGCATATGGCGTCCTGTCGGCCACGGACATTCGCGCCAGCGTCAAGTTCCTGCAGAACACCAAGCTCGGCGTGCAGCACGAAGTCGAGTTCTGGGACGTCCAGATCCGCGCCGACGGCGACGTCGTTCTCGGCTCGGACGGCACGGAGATGGGCGAGATGGGCTACACCGGCCGCGTCTTCGCCGATCCGACCCGGGGCGCCGGTTTCGAGATGGCCCGCGTCCTCGAGCGCGCTCGCGCCGCCTGACGATCGGGGTGGGCTCCGGCCCGCCCTCTCCTTCTCTGGCAGGTAGACACCCGACGTGGCCGATCTCACGGACGTTTTCGCACATCTGGATCCGGAATTTTCGGTGCCCGTCGACATCCTCGGCGGCCTGGTCGTGCGTCCATGTCCGGCGGTCGTGCTGGCGCAGTTGTTCGTCGAGGACGAGACGATGGCCGAGGCGTTCATGTCGCCTGGCATCGCGTACGACAGCGAGCACGTCCACGACCTGATCGTCGATCCGGACGGGCTGCGTCCCCTGACGATCCGCCTCATCCTCGCTTGCCTTCCCGGAGTTTCCGAGAAGGTCCGCGAGAAGATCGAGAAAGCCGCGGCGCCCATCGTCGTCCTTCTCTTCCAGGTCGCCTTGTTCGCCAGCGCGGTCAGGGGCGTCGGCGACCTGTTCCCGAAGCAGAAGAAAACGACCGTCGCGAACATGCCGGGCGTCGAGGAGGACCACGGGGCGATCGCATCTGACATCTGGAAGTCCGCCTGCGCCCTGAAGGCTTCCGGTCATGACGACGCGTATCGGATGTCGTGGACCCGTCTCCGGTTCGCGGAAGCCGTCGATGCCGAGCGCGGCCGCGACCGCCTCATCAGTACGGCCGTCGCCGGCCGGATCGCCCAGGCCGAGAAAAAGGGTTGGGACAAGGCAATGCGGGATCTCGGCCGATGAGCGTTACAAAAAGAATCGGCCAGATCGTCACCGCCATCCGGGTGGACGGCCTCGCCGGCGCCCGGCGGGCGATGTCTTCGATGGCCCGTGGTGCTGGCGACGTCGGAAAAGCTGTCGACAAGCTCGACGGAAAGTCCGCCGCCTCAGTTGCCGCCGGCGCCGAGATCGCATCCGATTCCCTGCGCGAGGTTGCCCAGGCAGCGAAGGTCGCAGAGCGGGCCGTCGAGAGCATCGGCGACGTCAACATCGATCCCAATGTCTCCGGTTTCGGTCGAGACCTGGCGGCGAAGATGGCTGCCGAGGCCAAAATCGCGGGCCGGGAAACCGCATCGATCGAGACCGGGTTCGCGGACTCCCTCGTCGGCGAGAACCGCGCCGCCAAGGACCGCATCAAGTCCGAAGCGCGGGTCCGGGCGCAGACTCTCGTGGATGCGGAAAAATCCGCAGCCGCCGCGATCGCCGGACTCGACGCCAGCGACCGAAATGCCGGTGCCCGTCGGGCAGCGCAGTCGGTCGACGTCTCAGGGATCGATCCTGCGGTCGCGAAGCGTGCGGTCGCCGCATACAAGCAGGCGTTGGGCAAGGGCATCGAACTCGACGTCTATGTCGACGAGGAGAAATCCGTCCGCCTGGTCCGCGACCAGCTGCGCGCCCTGGAGCGTCGTGCCGGCAAGCTCAATATCGAGGCATTCGACGAGGCCGCCGTCCAGCGTGCCGCGGTCGCAATCAAAGAGGCCGCCGCCGAGGGTCGGTCGCTCGCCAAATATGTGGATGCCTCCACCGGCACCGTCTTCGACGCCGAACAGCTCGCGGAAGTCGCCAAGTACGCCAAGAAGGCCGAGAGGGAACTGGCCGACGCCGGCGACGAGGCCAAGCGCCTGGCGAAGGAAGAGAAGGCAGCCGCTGCCGAGGCTCGGCGCCTGGAGCTGCGGGCGCTGGCAGTCGGAACAGCATTGGGATTCGTCGTCGGGGCCGCGATCAAGGCCGGCAATGGCCTCAGGACGATGGGGAACACCGGGTATGCCGCCACTCGTCGCCTGATCTCCGGACTGAATCAGACGGCGCGAGGCCTGACAAAAGCCACCGCACTGTCGGCAAAGCTGACGGCCGGCCTGACTGCCGCTGCCGCTGTGAAGGTGGGTGGCGCGGCAGCATTCGCCGTAAAAGCCGGCACGGACACGATCGAGCGGTACCGCCAGACCCGGAACGTCAGCTCCCTGACGGGCATGACGCCCCAGGAAGTGGAACTCTGGGAGCGCTTCGGCGCGTCGGTCGGCCTGCAGGGAACAGACCTGGGCCAGGTGTTCTCCGGATTCACGGCTGCGATCCGCGAAGCTGGCCAGGGCGGCAATGACACGTCGGCCACCTTCGACCGCCTGGGCGTCTCCGTCACCGGTGCGAACAAGGCCGTCAATCGCGGCATCTCGGGCCTGGTCCCGTCGATCAAATCGCTGTGGCCGTCGATCGAGAAAGGTGCGGAGACCTCTCAGAAATCATTCCGGAAAACGAACGACGTCTTCCTCGATTTTCTCAACCGGGTGAACAAGCTCTCTCGCGAGGAACGCGGCCAGATCCTCACCCAAGTTTTTGGTGAAGACGACGCCCTGAAAGTCGCCGAGATCGCGGATCAGGTCGCCGCATCCGGCGGCAGGATCTCCGGCGCTCTCGGTCGCGGCCTGGTGTCGGATCAGGACATCGCGCAGATCAAGCGCTACCAGTCCGCGATCCTGTCGCTCGGCAACGCGTGGGGCGTTTTCAAGCGCCAGTTGCTGGTCGCCCTTGAGCCGATGATGACGACGCTGGCCAAGGTCGCGGAAGGCCGCTTGGTCAGGTCGTCGGCGACGGTCATTCGAGACTATTTCGTCCGCCCGCTGTCGTCCGCGATGCGGTCACTCATGTCGTTCGTCCGGTTCATGGACGGGAACGACGGCTGGCGGCGCGTCAACACCGCGATCCAGCGGACGTTCGCGGTCGCCGCGAAATTGCTCGCGACATTCGGCAACCTCGCCGCCCTCGTCTACCGCACGTTCTCCGGTGGCCGGAACGCCGAGGCCACGTATGCCAACGTCCTGAAGTGGATCACGAACAGCCTTCGCGCTGTCGATCGCTGGGCCGCCGACGGTCGCGGCGAGAAGGCCCTGCTCGCTCTCGCCGAGGCCGGCAAAGGCCTGTGGACCGTCTTCAAGGGTTTGCTCAGTGTCGTGGCCGCTTTCGGCTTGGCGATCGACGACTATCTCCGCGACAAGGGCATCGACCTCTCCTCGATCTTCTCGATCGACAATCTGCGGGCTGCGTTCAACAACGCGATCGCCTGGGTCGCGTCGTTCTTCGGCGACATACAGAAGATCCTGAGCGGCCAGTTCGGCGTGCTCGAAACCGATCTGGCGAAGAGCCTCGTCGAGTTCGCCGCAAAAGTGGTCGTCGTCGCGATCGGCGCCTCCGACAGGCTCAAGGAGGTCGTCGGCGGTCTCTTCGCCGAAGTCCGCGAGCTGATCGACGGTGTCGTCGCATACTGGAAGCTCGCCTGGGCGGAAATGGCCTCGGCCGGCAACGGATCGGGGCTGTCCGGCATCTCGACGATGCTCGGAAAGCTTCTCTATATCCTCGCGTCGGTCCTCGATTACGTCGAGCGTCTGTCCCAGGCGTTTCACGATATCTTCGTGCTGCAGAAGGACGCGCCTGAAGGATTCCGCTGGCTCCAGGATGTCCGTGAGATTTTCGGTCAGCTCTGGACAGCGATCAAGAACGTCCATCGTGCAATCCAGCCCATCATCTCCGCGATCGACACCGTTCTCGAGAAAATTGGCGGCTGGAATACCGCGACCGTCATCCTCGCCGGACTGATCGCTGGCAAACTCTTCGGCGCGATCCGGACCGCTGTCGCGGCAATGGGGACATTGTTCGGTGTCTCCGCCGGCGGCGCCGCTGTCGGGGCTGCCGGTGGCGCGACTGCCGGAGCTGCGGCCGGCGGCGGGATGCTCGCTGCGATCTCGACGATCGGCGGCCGCATTCTCGCTCTCGCGTCCGGCCCGTTCGGCGTCCTCCTCACTGCGGTCGGCCTCGTCACCGCTGCGGTGTCCACTCTGTCCGAGAGATTCGACGCTCTTCGCGAGAAGAAGATGGATCTGGCCCGTCTCCAGATGGACCGGGACTACGAAAAATACGGCGCCAAGAACGGTCTCTCGGTCGCCGAAAACGATGCCCGGCGGAACGCTCTGAAGTCGGTGAACCCCGGCTCCTATGGAAGCGTCTACGGCGCCGTAAACCGCCAGGTCGTCTACACCCCGGAAGACGACCCCGCGACGATCCGGGCGAAAATGCTGGGCCAGCTCCCGACGCAAAAAATCGAGATCAGGGCGGGCGATACGGTGATCGAAGCTCTCCAGACCGAATCCCAGGCTGCCGCTTTGCGTCGGTCCCGCTCCCTCTCGCTCGGGAACTAACGATGGCTGAGATATCCCTGATTTTTCCGGATGTCCGCATTCCTCGACGCTCGATTATCGGGATTCAGGAAGAGCTGATGCCGGTTGGCGAGGTCCAGTTTCGCGAGACGTGGAACGGGCGGACCATTGCGCTGCAGCCCTCGTTCGGGCGAAAGTTCGAGGTCGTCCTTAGCAATGACGGCGATGCGGTCTGGATGCCGTCATTCGATAATCTCGAGCGCGGCAGCCAGGTGACCCTCTACGCCTCGACGTGGTGGTCGGCGACCATCCCGCCAATGACGATGACGACTATGCTGAAACGGGATGCGGTTCCCGGCACTGTGTCCGCTCGCGATGCCGACAACGAGCGGCTGCAGGGCGACGTCGGCATCGTTGGACGAGAGGCGAACATTTACGTTCCGCGATCCGCCTACACCACCATCCTCTATCGTCCCGTCCTTCACTGCATTGTCGGCGACATACGGATGTCCGGATCCGCGACCGGACGGAGTCAGTCTTGGGAGATGGTGCTGAGAGAGGAGATGGCGCCATGAAGGCCTATCTCGCCTTGGTCTCGGACCTCGACACGGTCTTCGACCCTTTGCTCCACTGCGACACCGATGCCGACGGCTTCATGTTCACGATGCGGCAGACGGAAGCCCAGATCTCCGAAGTCGAGATCGAGATGCGCCAGTCGGGCCTGCGGATCCTGGCCGCCCTCGCCAACAAGAATGTGCTGCTGTCGTGGTCGCGGACCGGCGATCCCGCCGATGCCGAGCTGATCGCCCGGGGATACATCGCCCCGGATTTTGCGGGGGTCTACGATCTTACTCAGCGAATTCGGGTGATCTGCGCGCCTCGCGATATCGAGGACCGGAAGCTGGCGTATGCCAAGGAGCATCTTGCGCAGAAGCCGGACACCGACAATCGATTTTCGGATTTCGACGAAGAGGATGCGGAGACGTATCTGCTCGGGAGATCGGTCGCGTTCTATGTCGATCCCGTCACTCACGAAGTGTCGGTATCCGACGAGCTGCAGGGCGGGGTCCACCATTCTCTGCAAGACCTGGCATTCGCCGATGAAGGGGCGCGCCCGGTTTCGTCGCTGGGAACCTGGGGCTACCCGCCGAAGACCATTAGATACCGGGTCACAGCAGATTGGACGCAAGAAGATCGCGGCGAGTGCAATATCGCCGCTAACCTGTCGATCGCAGCCGCCGGCCGGATCGAGACCCTGGACGCCACTCTCGGCGATCGCCTGCCAGCCTCGCTCGGTTTCGACGCCGCTCCTGGCTGGAGCCTGGCCGACGCCGCCCCGATCTACAAAGTCCAGCGGACGAATTCTCGCGCCGTCCCGATCGCAGGCACTGACTACGAAGCCGCATTCGACATCCTCTCCGCCCCAGTCTCGGTTTCGAAAACCGGTGGTGGGTCTGTAGAGGTGCGCCCGGACTCCAGTATCTCTGAGTATTCGTCGCACACGGCATCGGCGGTGTTTGCGCAATACGCTTTCAATTATTCGCGGATCATGCTGAACTACGAATACAGCCAGCCGCGCCAGGAGATCTTGTATTTCGCAATGGATGTCCCATTGCAGCCGGCGCTCGCAACGTCGGATGTGGCCGAAACCGTGGATTTGTCGTTTCGAGACATCTTCCGCGATCAGGACCTGCCGGACTATGAGATCGGAACGGACTACGTCACTGGCGATGTCGTCTTCTACAACGGCAAATATTACGAAAGTCGCGGCGATCACTACGCCGAGGATTTCCTGCAGCCCATGCCAGGGACGGACCCGCAGATCACGTATTGGAAGAGCTATAAGCCTGACGATCTTCTCGACCGTGGCACGACTGTGAGATTCTTCGAAGAGTACGGCTACCTGACGGACGCCGCGGATCACGTGAAATGTCGTGCCAGGAAACTCGCTCGCCGCATGCTCCGGATCCTGAATGTCACTGTGGCGACGACCTGGCTGGATGGGATCGCGGTGACGACTAAGGACGACGCGACGATCTACGCTCCTGACAACCAAATGATGCGGGGAAAGGTGATCGCTGTCGAACGCGTCTGGGGCGGCGGCGACGGACAGCAGCCGCATGTGAAATGCACGATCGGGGTCGCCTTCGGAACTGGTCGAGATCAGCCATTTGGCCAAAGCGAGAGCGGCATCGACGAGGTGCTGGCATGGGCACCGGGAGTCACTGACGACCCCGTCGTGCCGGTGAATATCATGTCGATCCGAGACGGCTCCGGCGTCGTGAGAAACGGCGGCACGGTGATCAACACGGCGAACGACCAGTTGGACGCGGCCGGCGCTCTCGAAAATCCGACTGATATCTCTGCAGTCATGCCGACGTACATCTCCGGAATGAAGCTCACGAATTTGACACCACGGCAGACGCTGATCCGGGAGATCGACGCGATCGCAGAACTGCGGGTCGCGCCGAAGGGAGCAGCCATCGATGGCTATTAAGATCGACATGAGAATGCGGGCGCTGGAAGACCGAGAGCTGGTCAGCCTCGTCGATCGCATCGCGACAGAACGGGCGCGAAAAGAGCGGAAGCCGGTTCCAAAGAGCTACAGTTCGGTCCCGACGAGCACGACGATTTCGGGCGAACAGTCAACCGGCGCCACGGCAACGATCACGAAAGTCGTGTTCTCAGGGACCCCGACGCGGTTCTTCACCGGCGATGGTCGGCTTGCAAAGCTGCGAACACTGACGGCACGGGTCGGGACGCCAACGGTCGGAAAGGACGCTTTCGCCGAAGCGGATTTCGCCGGCAGCCTCGATACGGTGGTTCTCGAAGGGAACGCGGTGACCGGCTCGGTCGTCGAATCCAGCTAGCAATAAGGTGACGATGCGTTAAGCTGACTGCAGGTTCCCACACCAGCGAGGAGATGGGAAATGCAAGAGGGGCTGCAGGAGTCGGTTTACATCGAGATCGAGCGAGCAAGACAGAGCGGCACCGCCCTGATTTTAGGCGATGCCGGAGATCGTGTCATGCGGCGGATTGGCGAATCCGGGCAAGCGATGACAGATCATGTCGAGCAGCAGCTCGTCCGTGAAGCATCACGAAATTCCATCCCTGTCATGTTCGGTCGAACCAATCCGTCGCCGCGATGACGATCAGAAAACTTCGGTCTCAAAAATCTGCATTGCCGTTTTCGGGGCCGCAGCCGCTTCGGCTTCTCGCTCCTGACGACGCAGGCGCACGTGATAATGCTGCGCGAGAACTGCGACATCGAGAGCAGTGATCGGCTTGTCGTTCGTCGCCGTCGGGTCGAAATCGGCAGGCACGTCTCGAGTCCACATCCGCGATCCCGGCATTGCCGACCAGCCGTCCGCCATTGCCGCCGCAAGAGCCCGGTCGCGGAAGCGGACCTCATCGGCGTACGTGCAGATCGGTGCCGGGAATTCCTCCATCTTGCCGAGCGTCGGTCGGTGAGTGATCTGGTAGCCGTCTTCGACGAGGCGATCGACGACGGACGGGGTGTGCGCCGGGACGTACAAGACCTCGCCGGCGGCGGTGACTTCGAAGAACCGGGATCGGGTCTCTCCCATTTCGAGGATCTTCGAAAACTTTGCCGCCGCCTTGGATTCTTCGATGGTATCGCCGGCGCCGATCGGGCCCTGATGCTCCCGGGCAACTTCGACGGCGGAGCCGATCCAGCTCATGAGATCCTCGAAATCCACGACCTCGTCGACGATCAAACTCGGCGGGATATACGATCCCACGTTGTAAAATGCGGTGATCTTGTCGCGATGGATCGGGCGCAGACGGCCTAGGAACTGAAGGTGCTCCTCGGTCCGGATCTGCCGGAGAGCCATCTCTGAATAGCGCCCTTCCGTGCCGTCCTGGGTCACCGTCATCTCATAGCCGTTTCGCAAGCGAACGGTGTCCGTCTTGTAGATCCGATCGAGATCGTGGCCGCGATGCTCGCCGACGGGGTCGCGGAGAGGCTCAGGATCGCTCTCACCGAACGCCAGGGCGGCGACGATATCGTCGAGCTGGGTGATCGATGGATTGATGCATCCCAGCGCGATCGCCGCATCGCAGCGTTCGGCGACGTTGAATCCTTTCGTGTAGCCGTAGTGCATCCAAATCACGCGCTGCGGCGCAGACCAGCCGTCGAGCAGGTGATCCTTCACCGACTTCGGTGTGCAGACGACGATGCCGCCTTCTGTGTGGACCGACGCGATCGTCGAGATCAGAATCCGCATTTCATGCGTCAGGCGCGACTTGTAAGCCGCGTAGGACTCGGTGTCGGACTTGCGGGGTAGGATCGACGTCTTCGACAGCGACTTACCCGGAACGTGGACCGTCCGGACGCGCAGTAGTGCGTCGATCGGCTCGCAGACGATCTCCGTTTCCTTCCGGTCCAGGACGCGGGCGACCAGCGCTTTGTCGGCAGAGGCGTCGAGAGCGAGGATCGGGTGATTCTCGAAATTGTGCTCGGAAATCCAGGAAATCCGGATCTCGCCAGCCGCTTCCTTGTCGGCTCCACGCTGCCAGAGAACGCGCCCATCCTTCTTCGAGTCGAGGATGCCGTCGCGGTGCAGGACGATGCGGTCTTTCAATAGCCGCCACAATTTCTCTTCTTCATGCACGGCCGTCCGTTCCGGGCCTGCGCACAAGGCTTCGATGCGCTTCAGCGAAGTCCTGGGCGTGATATCGTCGCCGTCGCGGACGCGAGACAGCAACGCGATTGTGAGGCTCAGCTGGTCCATTTTGATCGCGGGCGTCGAGCTGTCGGTGGCGAGGAACCAGTCGACAGGATCGCGGCCGTCGCGCAGCGCATAATAGACCCTGCCCGCGACTTCCTGACGAGCGGCGATGAAATCCTCCAGCTCGATATTTGCGGCCTTTTCCCTCTTCGTCCGGAAGGCGACGGGATCGCGGGGAAGCAGCAGTACTTCGTCTGAGAACCGGTGCGCTTTGATCAGCTGCCCATGGAAGCTCTCGTCGATGACCACGGCACGACAGGCTTTCAGTGCCGCTGGCAGCGAACAAGAGATGTACGCATGGACGGCGAAGATCACTTCGGCAGTCTGAGCTTCGATCGACTGCCTCATATAGCGACATGACCATGCGCCAATCTTCTCGTCCCAGGCGCCGCACCGGATCATCTTCTTGTCGTCGTCCGGATCGACTGCCTGACAGAGATTCGCGGTATTACGACCAGCTTTCTGCATCGTCGCGACTTCGCCAGGCTTGATGCAGCGATCTTCGGTCGTCAGTTCGCCGGAGCGAGCCTTGCCAATCCATTCAACTACGCGCAGCCCGGCGGCGCGGGCCTTTGCTGCCGATTCCTCAATATTCTTGTATGTCGGGACCAGAACGAGGATCGGAAATGGCTCGTCGCCGGCTTCCCGCGTTTCGTGGAACCTCTTGATCGCGTCAATGGTGATGTGGGTCTTGCCGGCGCCGGTCGGCGCTACGACGACATGGGTGCGTGGATGCTCGTCGTCAGCCTCCAGGTCGGCGAAGAAGGCGCCGACCAAGCGCTTGGTTTCCGACGAGACGTGCGCCGAGGTCTCCGCAGCGGTCTCGGGAATCTGACGAGCGGCATATTCGGCGTCACCGCAGCGAATTTCGGAGAACGGCGTGTTTTTAATCGGGCCGCGAATTTCCGCCGGCGGCAGCCATGCCAGCGACCCCTTGCAGCCATCCGTGATCGGCGATCCCGTCGCGATCGACGTCTTCTCGGCGACCTTCCGGACCTTCCGCGACCGGGGAGCGATAGGCGTGATCCGGCCGTCGACGATCGCCTCCGCGGCCCGGGTCACTTTATCAGTGACCTCTCGCAGCAGTTCGTTCGGGCTGCCCCAGCGTCCATCGAGACGAGCGCGGCTCTGAAATTCCTCGAGGACGGTCCGGATCAGGACCTTCCGGCCTTCTTCGTCTTTGCAGTTGCCGGGATTGGAGCGAGCCGAGAGACGGGCCAGGGCGAACAAAAACTTTTCGCGGCCGTCAGTGACGAGATCGTCTTCTTCGACCCAATCGCCGTTGGAAGAGATCTTGGGGAGATTAACGCCGTCGGTCTTCACAAATCCCAGCGCGTCGAGGTCGATGACGGTATTCGAAGAGTTCCGGTGAAAGGGCCGGAATTCCGCGACCTTCGACATGAATTCCGAAATCTGCGTCGGGGTGACCAGCGGCACGTCAGCCGGCGTGGTGATCGCCGGCTGGTAGTCTCCGTCCCAGCTGAAGCGGTCGTAAGTTTCGTGATGCCGGCCGTAAATCGTCAGGGTTTTCTTGTTCGACAGTATCTCGAAGCCGTGCGGAGACGCGCTCTCGCCGTCGTCAGCGACGAAGAATCGGGAGATGTTCGCTGGCAGTTCCTCGGGCGTCGCGACTCGATACAGGAGCGCCCTTTTCGGCGCCCTGCCGACGCGTTTGAAACCGGAAAACCCGAGAACTTCGAACGCGATCTTCTCGACAGCAGACGCCAGACGCCAGTCGAGGATGTCGATATCCAGGCAAAAAGTGTTGCCGGACACTGCACCCAAGATCAGCGCGACGTTCTCGTTGAAGCATGGCTTGGCCCAGCGATCGACCAGTTCCGCGGCCGGCCGTTCTTCCTGGTACAGACCCCACTTGATAGCTTTTCTGCGGTAGATCGACGGAAGGCGCCGCCCCGTTCTCTGCTGCGGAAACACGCACCATCCATTCTCATGGCACATGGGGCCGAGCGAGCCGAAGATGATCTCCGACGACGACGTCGACTCCGCGACGACGTAGCGGCCAGGCTCCTTGTCGGAGTCCGGGATTTTCGTCGTATCGACGATTTTCCATCCCGGATTAGCCCGGAGAATGGCCAAAATTTCTGGATCTTTCACGCGTCCCTGCCTGCGATATTGCGTCTATCAGTTGAGCCGATCGATCGTTGAGGGGAGTGTCGATCAGTCTCAGTCCTGCATCGTATCATACGATTTGTAAGCCGCAATCAGATTCGTCGTTCACCGATTAAGTTGCAACTTGCACATTGCACATTATTAACGCCGACGATGTTCCAGGATCCGCGCAGATCGCTGTCGAACTCCTCCTCTGTTCACATCCGTTTCCCGAACGTTCTCGGAATTTTCCACTTTTCTGCGTTGCTTCTATTGCGAGTTGCTAACTCTGCGCCGACAATTTGATTCGTATTCGCCAGATCGTGGGGTCTGGCGTCGAGTTGCGTTTGAGTTGTGTTCGAGGGGTTCAGTTTGCGTATTCGCTCGCGCTTGCTGCAGGGGCTGCACGAAACGTTGGCTATCGCTATCCGGCGGGAAATCTCCCGGCGGGGCATCACCATGCGTGAGGCCTGCCTGATTGCCGGCTGGCAGTCGAACTCTCATCGCGAGAGGGTCTCTCTTTATATACGGGGCGACACCCGTGCTCTGGGACACGAAGCCGCTCTAAAGCTGGCCGAGGCCCTCGGCATCAAGCTGCGCTACGACATCGTCGCACCGAAGCCGGGATCCATCGCTCTGACGAGGATCGCCGCATGACGACGGTTCTCGCTCTCGATCTCGCAAAGAACAGTGGCTACGCCGTCATCGACGAGGACGGCCGGGTCCGTGCATGCGGTTCCTGGAATCTCGCTTGGGGCCTCGCAGAATCCGGGAAGTCGGCGCTGCCTCTCGACACCAGGCACGTCATCCAAATTCAGCGCCTGCGGAAAGCCGTCGCGTCGGTCTGCCGGGATTTCGGCGTCGATGTCGTCGGAGTGGAACGAGAATTCGGGCGCGGCGTCGGAAGCCGCCTCCTCGTCTCTCTCTATACCGCCGCCAACGAAGCCGCCTACGACGCCGGCGCCGCCGCTCTGGGTATCCGCCTGGGCGACTGGCGCAAGGGCATCCACGGCACCAGCGGCAAGTCGACCGATTTCTACAAGAGCGAGGCGCTCCGGATCTGCGCCGCGGACGGCATCGAAGTGCCTGATGCGGATGCCGCGGAAGCCGTCCTGATCGCCCGATTTGTTCAACGAAATGCCCGCGTGACCCCCTCCGCGCCAGCCAGGGGATTCGCAGCATGAAGCTCGCCACCGACTGGAAATCGATCGTCCGCCGCGCCTGGAGCATCCGCCTGATGCTGCTCGCCGGCCTGCTGTCGGGCCTCGAGGTCGCGTTGCCGCTATTTGACGCGTGGTCGCCGTTTGATCCCGGAGTTTTCGCTGCCGCGTCCGGCCTGGTCACCGCCAGCGCATTCGTCGCCAGGCTGGTCTCTCAGCAGAATCTGGAGGCCTGATCCGATGGCCACCCTCGCCGATCTCTTTCGCCGCCTCTTCTCTCGGAGCACGCCCGTGTCCGTTCCGCGTCCGACCGCTGCACCGCGATCGAAGACCCGCTCTCGTCTTATCGGCGGTGGGGCCGCCGCTGCTGCCCTGCTGGCGCTGGTGACGACAGAAGCCCTGCACTGGGAAAGCCTGGAGACCACTGCTTATCGCGATGTGGTCGGCGTGTGGACGATTTGCATCGGCGAGACCAAGGGAGTTCGGCCGGGAATGCGGTTCACCGCCGACGAGTGCAAATCCAAGTTCGCCACCCGCATCGTTGAGTTCGAGGCGGACATGCGTCGGTGCCTGTCCGCACCGGACGCCATTCCAGGCAAGACTTACGCAGCTTTCCTCCTCGCCACTTACAACATCGGCGGCGGGAATTTCTGCAAATCGTCGATGGCTCGTCGAGCGAATGCCGGTGATCTGCGCGGCGCCTGCGATGCTCTGCTGATGTGGAACAAGGGCGGACAGCCACTCCGGGTCATCCGGGGTCTGACGAACCGTCGCCAGGCCGAGCGCAAGTTGTGCCTCGAGGGGCTCCGCTGATGCTCCCCGAAATCATCTTTTTCATCATCGCAGCGCCGGCAATCGCCGGGTTTTCGCTGACGATCGCATGCGCACGGGCGCATGCGAAAACACGGAGAGACTACTGATGATCAAGCGTGCCTTTGTTCGACTGTCGCTGATGATGGTCGTCCCGCTGAACCTCACTGTTGTGGCGCTGCTTCTGGGTGAACCTGGGTCTGTCGAAGTGATGAGCGCCAGTCTGATCATAGCGCTGCCAGCCCTTCTCCTCATCGAGGCGGCGACAGCAATCAGGAAGCGGCTGGCGTGACCAGCTACCTCCTGGGCGGCATTAGTATCGTTGCATTGGCCGCCGTCGCATTCGCAGGCGTCCAGTCGAGCCGCCTGGCGTCCACCCAGTCCGAGCTGGCGACGACCCGAACCGAACTCGATGTCTCCGAAGCCCGACGCCGGGGCGCCGAGTTCGCACATCGCGAGATCGTCGAACAGCTCGCCGCCGTCTCCAAGCAGGCGGACGCCTCCGCCCGTCGGGAGGCAGCTCTGCGCGAACGGATCGCACGGGACACCAACACAGATCGCGACGGCCCGACTGCGCCGGTTCTCCGAGACACCATCAGGGATCTCGAGAAGATCGGCACTCGCCAGGACGACTGGTATGTCGGCCGTCGCCGCGTCTGGCGCCTCGTCGTGATGATCGACGGCGTCCCGACGAACATCATCGAGACCAAAGACCAGGCCGCCTGCATTGGCGCTGCCGGAGCCGCCGCCGACGCAGTCCGGGAACTCCCGAACTATGCCAGCGAACTGAAGGGCAAAGTCCGGATTTCCTGCGGTCTCACGACGCCGGCGGTGGCGGCATGAGGGCGAACATTTTCACGCACGCCCGGGCGATCTGTGCGTCGTTTTGTTCGCTCGCCATCGCGGGCTGCACGACGACCACGATCCTCCCGCCGCCGCCCCTCGCCGACCGCATCCCGAGCCAGCTCTTGGAATGCCGCGACCGGCCGGCGGTGGGCGATCTGTCGAGGCAGTCGGACGTCGCGAAATGGGTCGTCGAACTCGATGCGGCTGGGGAGGACTGCCGCAGGAAGGTCCACGCAATCAATGGGCTGGTCCAACAGGACGCGGCCAGGACAGGAGATAACTGATGCACAGACGAGATCGCGAAGCATTCCTCGAGACCGACTTCTTCGGCGAACCGATCGAGGAGAACCGGAAGGTCTTCCTCTCGGACAAGATCGCGGTTCTGACGGACGATGACCGTCGTCGCATCGATCCTTTCGCGGGGACCGTACCAGCAGGCGGAGGCAACTTCCTCGACTATGGCAGGAAGCGCTGATGTCCCGGGAAGAACGACTCCGCGCACTCATGAGAAGGCTGGATGACCTCGCGGCTCCGGAGCGGGCACGACGCCTCGCTGCCTGTGAGCTTCGCCGACTTCGGAGCGATCCATCGCTGCCGGTGCAGAACCGGTCCCTGCCTCACGGCTACGGATCGGACGAGGACGCAGCCTGACAATGCCCGCCGCCCCTGCCCTTCCTGACGACTATCCGGACATCCGCTCTCGTCCCCTTCTCGATCGCCTACACGACGAGGAGGAGGACGACATCCGCGAGCTGATCCGTGTCGCCGGGCTCGGGGCATGGGATCGCCGGCACAGCTGGCAAGACGACGAGTAACGAGTAGCCGCCTGGGCGAGGGTCCAGGCGGCAGGAATTCAGTGACGGTGCCGAATAACGCGAGGGGTCGCGGGCGCTTCGAGGGGTGAGTAACGAGTATGGCGTCCGAAATCATTTCCGCAGAGATGGTCGTTGCCTTGACCGGCACGATCGGCGTCTTGGGCGCCGGCTGCAAATTCGCGTGGAATGCGATCGCAAAGAAGATCCGGGACTCGGAAGTTCGGCTCGAAGCGGAGCGCGTCCGGCATGAACTCAAGATCGAGACCGAGCGCCTCAAGTACGAAGCCGTCGTGGCTGATCAGATCCGTGAGATGCGGCGGGAGATGTCCCAGCAAGAGCGGGAGATCAACTATCTCCGCCGGGTCTCGGATGCGTATCTCCGGCACATTTCCGTCCTGGAGCAGCTAATGCGCCAGGCAGGGATCGAGATTCCCATTCTCGACTTGCCCGACTTCCCCTCCTCCGATGGAGATGCATGATGACGAACGTCCCCTCGAAGGAGGCGATCGTCTCCGACATCATCGCCGGCCGCACATCCGCAGCAGAGATGCAGGAGATGTACGGCATTCCCGCCAGCCGAATCCGGAAGTGGTGCCAGCGTGCCAGGGAGAAGTCCCGGACTTCCCCGTCCACCACGCCGCCGATCGTCGAGACCGTCGAGGTCGACCCCACACCGCCGAAGACCGAGCCCTTCGTCCTGGGCGGATCGCCGGCCGACAGGAAGATCGTCGCTCTCGAGGAGCAGGTCCGGCGTCTCCGGAAGTCTTTGAAGGAGGCCCATCGTCAGGCCCTCGACGACGACGCTATGCGCGAGATCCTGGGGTCGATGGTCGCCGAGCCGGTGCGGGCGCCAGACTGGCTTGCGAAGATCACCGTCCCTCATTCGCGTGCCCCCGAAGTCCCTGTCGCCCCGTGGGCTGACTGGCACCTGGGCGAGAACGTCAACCTGGCGGAGACCGGTGGCCGAAACGAGTATTCGCCGGCGATCGCAGAGAAGCGCGTCGAGCGCCTGGTCGCGAACACGATCGACCTGATCCGGAATCACGGTCCGCATGAAGTTCCGGGCATCGTGATCCCGCTACTCGGCGACTTCGTGTCCGGCGGGCTCCACCCGGAGCTGCAGAAGACCGATGAGTTCGAGGTCCTGCCGTCGATCCTGAAATGCCGGGACATAATGGTGGCAGCGCTGACCCGGATCGCCGACGAGTTCGGCCAGGTCTACTGCCCGGCGGTCTGCGGCAACCATGGTCGCCTGACGCACAAGCCGGAGTTCAAGCGGTACGTCTACAAGAATGCGGACTGGCTGATCTACGAACTCCTGCAGCGCCATTTCGCCGACGATCCGAGGGTGGTCATCGACAGCCGGCCGGCGAACGAAATCCTGTTCTCCGTCCACGGCTTCCGCATCCTCGCCATGCACGGCGACATGATGGGTGTGAAAGGCGGTGACGGCATCATCGGCAGCCTGGGCCCGATTGCCCGCGGCGAGGTGAAGGTCCGTGGACACGCCCAGGAGAGCTACGACGTCCTCCTCATCGGCCACTGGCATCAAGAACTCTGGCTGCCCCGGTCGATCGTCTCGAACACCCTCAAGGGGTACGATGAGTACGCCCGTCTCTCCCTCCGCGCACCCTGTACCGCGCCATCGCAGCCGCTGTTCTTCGTCCATCCGGAGCGCGGCCTGACGTCGAGGTGGTCGGTCGCGGTATCCGAGAAGCCGACGAAGGCGAAGACGCCGTGGCTCCAGGTGTTCGCGGAGGCAGCATGACCTCGCATCCGGTCACCGATCACGCCGTCGTCCGCTATTTCGAACGCGTCCACTCGATCGATTTCGACGCACTCTTCCCCGACGCGACCCACGACGGCCAACGCCTGGCCGCCATCTGCAGATATCTGGATATCCAGCCATCTGACGCACGCGATCTCGTCTGCCCGCCCCGCCTTCACCGGTGGATCGCCGACGGTGCCTGCGCGATCACGGTCACCGGCTATCGCCTGGTCTGCGACGAGCGGCGCGTCGTCACCACCCTCATCAACGACCGCAAACGCCGGCGCCCACGCTGGCGCGATCAGGAGATCGCAGCTTGACCGTCCACACGCCCCTGCCCGCTTCCGCCATCGCCCTGGGCGGCGGCCGCTACCTCGACCTGCTCGATCCCCAGCCGGCAGACATCGACGTCTACCGGATGTGCCGGGTCTTGGCTGGCATCCCCCGATGGTCCGGCCAGCCGGATACGCCCTGGACGGTCGGCCAGCACTCTCTCGTCGTCGGCAAGATCGTCCAGTCGAGGTGCCGGAATCCCGCATTGACGCTCGCTGCGCTTTTGCACGACGGGCACGAATACGCGACGGGGGACATCAACACCCCACTGAAGCGCCTTCTGGGCCCTGCGATCGTGGCGATCCAAGGCGGCCTGGACGCGGCGATCTGCGACCGGGTGGGCGCGGATATCGAGCTGATGCACGGTACGATCGTCAAAGCCGTCGATGTCGAAGTCGGGTTCGTCGAGGCCCTGATGTTCGGCATGGATGCCGACGATCCGGACGAGCGGAAATTCGTGCCATGGGACTATGAGATCGCGGTCGATATCGAGTTCGAGATCAGGCGGATGCTGCGGTATCCGGGGGATGATCTCGATGTTGCGTCGATCATGATGATGGAAATCCAAGAGGCCGGAGGGATCCTGTGAGCTATCACATCCGGTTCTTCTGCGACTGCGGCTGGGACACCGCCCCCTGGAAGGGAAGCCGCTTCTTCATCGATGAGGACGTCTGCCCGAAGTGCGGGAGATCGAAGGAGACATTCCGCGAGAGCGTCGGCCGGTTCGAGAAGCGCCCGACCGGCGAGAGGGGATTTCTCGGATTTCCGAAGTGCGAGACCGTGTGGACGGAGGCGAAGCATGCCTGAGATCGAGAATCCCAAGGCCCTCATCGGCCGGCAGAAAGCGCCCTTGATTTCGCCCGTGCCGGCGACGTCGATCGCATGGCTGGCCGAAGCCCATCTGGATGGCGCCGAGAAATACGGGCGACTGAATTGGCGAGACCAGCCGATCAAATTGTCGGACTACATCGACGCGGCTATCCGACATCTCCTGGCACTGAAAGAGGGCGAGGACTGTGCGGACGACAGTGGCCTGCCCCATACCGCGCACGTCATGGCAACGATGTCGATCATCCTCGATGCGGACGCCTGCGGGACACTGATCGACGACCGGGTGCAGAAGCGGCCGGATGCCCTCGCGGCGGTGCAGAAGCGGATCCTCGGGGCCCGGCGTGGGCGCCATGAGAGGAAGGCAGCGGCCTGA